ATTTTACAAGTACCGCAAAAGACTGAAGCTACTTGGTGGGAACAAGTCATTAATAAAGATGGTAAAATTAATGATATTGCCGACTCAACAAGAGCTAGAACAGCTTTTGCAGTTAATGGTAACCATTCTAATGATGCTGTTATTGTGAAACGATTCCATTTATGGGGTTTAAAGAATGGTGTAGCTACATCCACTATTCACGATGCATTCTTTACTAATATTGCAGACATGTTGAGAGCTAGACAAGCACTTAGACAAATTTATGCTAATGCTTTAGATAAGAATGTTATTAAAATGACATTAGACGAAATGAGAGCTAGAGGTTTATCTACAGAACTTTATAATAAATATTTAAATGAAGCAATAGATACTGGTTTAATTCCTATTGTTGGAAGATCTAGAGTTGGCGGTAAATTATTACAAGATACTGATATACTAACAACAAAAGATATTCTAAAAGACATACCAGCTGGTTTTAAAGATGATTATGGTTGGTATGGAGTAGGTTAACTTAAACCCGTTAAATTAACCCAGGTGTGAAATTTTTCATACATGTATTTCATTAAGTAAAGATTGTATCTTTATAACCGAGTCGTACTCAAAGGACAAATTAAAATGCCTAGTAATAATAGTAATACCGATAACCAGAATAACGATCAAAATTCTAATAATGATCCAGATAATGGTACAAACCAAGATAATGTAAACGATCTGAATACTAATAAAGATGATTCAGATTTAGTTCAAAAGCTAGTTCAAGAAAAACTTGATAGTGCTTTAAAAGATATCAAAGAGAAGTTAGATAAATCTTACAATGCTCGTGATAATGCTTTAAAGAAAATTCAAGAATTTGAACAGAAAGAGCGTGAAGCTGAACTAAAACGTTTACAGGACGAAGGTAAACACAAAGAAGCTTATGAGTTACAGTTAGCTGAAGAGAAAGCCAAAAGAGAAACATTAGAGAAACGCAATATTGAATTAACAAGAGATATTGAAGTTCGTAATGTTCTAGGTTCACAACCATTCAGAAATGATAATGCACTTGAGATGGCATATCGTGAAATTGTTGGACAACTTGTTCAAAATGAGCAAGGTGTTTGGGTACATCGTTCAGGTGTGTCTGTTAGAGATTTTGTAAAGAATTTCGCAGGCTCTGATGAAAACTCATTCCTTTTTAAACCTAAAGTCTCTAATGGTGGCGGTAGTTCTAATAATACTAACTCATCAAATGGTAGTGACACAAAGAAATCACTTTTCGATATGTCACAAGAAGAAGTTTTAAAAATGGCTACTGAAGGTAAACTAAGAAAATCTTAGTAGCAAACTAAAGGAATTTAAATGACTGCACGTACTAACGTAGCTGGTGCTACAAATTTTGTTCTACAAGAAGCTATCAGTGCTTACTCAGACGAAGCTTACACAAACGCTAAGAAACTTTCAGGTTCAGGTATTGTTGGTTCAAACCCAAATATCGATACTAACACTGAGACTTTCGTTGGTCAAGTTCGTTGGTTTAAACCATTGAATCCTACTGTTAACGTTGCTTCACTAACTGATTCAACTAATGGTACTAAAACTAACTTTGCATCAGACTTTGTTAACTATGTAAAGACTGTTCGTACACATGGTGCTGAAAAAGTTAATATGCAACAAGTTGTGACTCAGCAAGATGGTCTAGCTAAAGTTGGTCGTGATTTCGCTGAAACACGCGCTCAAGACGAACATAATGCTATTCTATCTATCCTTAAAGGTGTTTCAATTTCTGAAGCCCTTAATGGTGCAGCTGCTGGTTCAGGTGCAACTGGTCTTGGTGGTCAAACTTTTGAGAATGATCCTACTGACAAGCGTTATGGCTTCTATGTTGATCTAGGTGCTTCTAAAGCTGTTGTAGCTCCAAGTACTACTGTACAAGGTGCTGCTCGTGCTGAAGGTTTCCTAAATGCTTTCGGTATGGCTTACAAAGACTATGAGCCAGAGTATGCGTATCTTGTGACTTCACCAGAAGTTATGGCATCATTACGTTCAGCTAATCTAGTTGATCAAGATCGTGTTGTTGATGGTAACATCTCTTTCCAAACTATTTTCAATGGTAAATTCCGTCTGATTCAGACTCGTGCTGCTCAAAGTCTATCTGCAGCTGAAATTACTAAACTAAATACTGGTCCAGGTGTTGATATTGTTGGTGCTAAAACCTCCTTTATCGTACTCCCAGGTGCTCTAGCTATGGCTAGCCTGATGGTTCCTGATTCAGTTGAAATTATGCGTGATGGTAACTCTTATAAGGGTGGTGGTTCTATTTCTATCTGGTATCGTTGGGGTTATGTAATGCATCCAGCTGGTTACAATTGGGCTGGTTCTGCTGATGCATTCCCAAGTGATGCCGATTATATGAAAGTTGTTGAAGATGGTACTGCCAAAGCTCTAACTTCTGTCGGCGATGCTGCTCTAGCTGATACAGTTGGTTCATGGGGTCGTAAGTCTTCATCTGCACTAAGCCTAGGTATTCTTCCTGTTTTCCATTCTTAATTAACGAAAGGAACACTTATGGCACTCGTTAAAGGTGTAAACTCTTATGCCACAGTTGCCGAAGCTGATTCATACTTTGCAGATCGTCTTGATGTAGCAGCTTGGTCTGAAGCTTCTGAACTACAAAAAGGTCAGTCTTTAGTCACAGCTACTTCAATTCTAGATGGTCTGAATTGGATAGGGTTTGCCGTAAGTGATTCTCAAGCTCTAGCATTTCCTAGAGTTGGTTCATATTTTGATCCACGTTTAGGTATGGATGTTGCTATGACTTCATCTGTACCTACACGAGTAATTACGGCAACATATGAACTAGCTTATCATTTATTAAATAATGATGGTATTTTAGATGATTCAGGTAGTGTAGTTGATCTTCAAGTAGGAGCTATTAGTTTAAAGACTATTAGTAGCCCAAATAAAGTTCCACAGAATGTTAATAGATTTATTAAACCACTTTTGGTTAATAATGGTACTAATGTTTGGTGGAGAGCTAACTAATGTCATATACAGCTCTTATTGATTCTAACTTAACTAAAGCTTTTAATCTTGTAAAAGACTTAGCTGTATTGGGAACCTTCAATAAGAAGTCTGGCGTATCGTTTGATTTCACTACTGGTGAAACAACTACCGCGTCAACCACCACAATTACTACTAAAGTCGTAATAATTGATTTAAAGAAGACATCAGATAAAAGTAATACAGTTCGTAAACAAATCTTATTTAAATCTAGAAATTTAGAAGATTTGACTTTTTATGATACTATTACAATTAATGGTGTTATTTGGAAGTTAGGTGAAATTATTCATAGCAATAACTTCACAACACTACTTAACATTTTTAAAGAGGAATGATATGGGTAAATACTCTAATATTGACACAGATGTATTTTCCATATTTGCCACTAATGCTTGGAAAGCTGAAAATATAAAAACATTTCCTTCAAACTTCATTGCGATGAATGCTGGAAATGAATTTATAAGAGTTTCGATAATTCCTAATGGTAATGGAATAAATATAAAATCAGTATCAGGTATACTAATTATAGATATATTTACTCCTGCAGGAAATGGTCCTAAGAGATCATCTCTTATTGCAGACAAACTAGATCAGTACTTAGTAGGAAAATCTATTACTACACAAAATCAATGCATTACACAATTTAAAGCTAGTTCATTCGGTTTTGGTAGTGTTGACAAAGATAATCCTAGTTTATTTAGATCTAGTTTAACAATCCCCTTTAATTACTTTGGAGTTTTCTAATTATGGCACACATTTCATCAATCGGCGCAGGTATGTATTCAGACCTAGCTGTAGCTACTCCTAGCGCAGCGCCTAACTTTAGTTCACTTGATACTGCTTCTGAATTTCAAGCACTATTCGCTACTGAAATCGAATCAGTTGGCGGTACTAAGGGTACTAACACTTTCGTACGTCTAAAGAACGTTCGTGAGTTTCCAGCAATGGGTACTCCTCCTAACGTTGTTAACGTTCCAGTTTATGGTTCAGCAACTTCACAGCAGATTCAAGGTCAAGCTGATGCTCCTTCAATGGAAATCACACTCAACCTAGTTGCTGCTGATTGGGCAAAAGAAGTTACTAATATTCTAGGTAATATGGTTGGCGATGGTAATCAATACGTCTTCCGTTTTGCTCTAATGAATAGCGAGCCTACTGGTTCAGGTGCTACTAAGTACGCTTCTACAACCGCTGGTGTTGGTACTGTTCAAAACAGCCAATACTACTGGATTGGTAAGCTTGAAGCTCTTCAAGTTACACCACAACTTACAGATGCAAATACTGCAACCGTCACTCTGACTATTCAGTCTGACTTCTATGGTGCTTACACCATTTAATTAGTATTTTAGGGAACAATCCTTAATGAAGATTGTTTAAATGAAATATCATTTCATATTCGTCCCTACTTTACATATCTAGAGAAATCATGGAAATCGATAATTCACAAAAACCTTTTAGTATGGGTTATGTCTTGCGAACCACGGCAAAACACATGCGTAAAAGCATTGATATTAGTATTCGTAAAACTTTTGAACGAGTCCCTGAGTTTGCAAACGAACAGGAAAAATCTCAAGAAGTTTTTAAAACATTAGCTTTTCTGCATACTATGCGGAAACAATTAGATGACTTTCAAGCACAACATAGTGTAAACTTTAAAGGTGAATAACCTTTTGTTGTATTGAAACAATTACAATATTACAATTAGAAATAATTGAATACTTAAATAAACTAGGAATTATATGAAGATTCCGACAATCCCAAAGGTAAATAACATGGCAACATCAATGGATGGTATCAAAGGTCTAATCGGTCGTAAGATGACTAAAACAGTTAAGTTTATGGCAGAAGATATTAAAATCTCTAAACTTAGTGTTTCTGAAGTTATTGAAATTCAAGAGCGTGCTAAAGCTATTGAGAAAGATGAAGCGGAAGGTTTTAATGTTCTTAAAACAGTTATTCGTGCATCAGTTGAAGGTGCTAAAGATTTGTCTGACGAAGACTTCAGTAATTTCCCACTCGATGAGCTATCAAAGCTTTCTAATGAAATTATGAAGTTTTCAGGTATTGGTCAAGATTCGGGAAAGTAACACTTTCAGATGAAGAGGTACTTATTTATGAAGTAGCTTTTCATTTGAAAATGCCTGTTTATAAACTTGTAGATGAAATGCCATATGAGGAACTTTTAGGCTGGATGGCATACTTTGAGAAGCGTCCTGTAGATTGGCGTGATGATGATAGAACATATAAACTTTTACAAGTTCAAGGTGTCAAAGAAAAGCCTTGGAAATTGTTCTCTACTCTAAACCCTATTTATAACGCAACTAATAAGAATACAGATGGTACTTTAGATCCAAATAATCTAAAACAATCAGCTATGTTTACTAAGATGCTATTAGCTAGAAATGGAGATAAATTAGATTTATGATAAAAGTTCTTAATATAAACCAAACATTACAAGATTTAAAAATAAAACTTAGTACTGAGATTGATAAACAAAAAAGTAGTAAAACTAACAAACTATTGAAAGATTTGAAAGCTAATACGCCTGTCGATACTGGTACTGCTAGAGATTCCTGGGTTATTGAAAATGGTAATATAGTTAATACAACTGATTATATCGATGATCTCAACAGAGGTACATCAGTTCAAGCACCTGAGTATTTTATAGAAAAGACCTTATTAGCAAATGAAGGTGTAAGTCCAAATGGGACAATAGTAACAGTTAGATAACCATGCCCCGTTAAAGTAG